CATATGTTCAATACCAAAAAGTACAGAGAAAATAACGTAACTGAGATAAATATAACAAGGGAGCAAGTTTTAGAACCAAAATCACTAATATGAGTATAAAAGGAAGACGAGTTATTGTTACTGACGGAAACGTTGATAAAGCATTACGTAAATTTAAAAAGAAGATAACAGACCAAAATCTGTTACAGGAATTGCGTGATCGGGAACAATATGTCAAACCCTCTATACAGCGTAAAGTAGATAAAGGTTTAGCCAAACGTAGATGGCAAAAATACTTGCGTGACCAGAGTCTTCCCAAAAAACTATTTTAACCTAAATAGTAGAATTTTTTACACATTTCTGTTAGAATAAATATATGTTGAGTGCCGATAGTCGGGCTCACATATTAGTCACTTGCTTATATAAGGAGAAAACTATGACTAGAAATACATTAACCCTTCGTTCCCTTGACATTCCACAACTACACAAATTTGGTATCGGTTTTGATACTATGTTTGATGAGTTGCACAGAATGCATTCACAACAAACCAACACAAACTATCCCCCATATAATGTCGTACAGATTACCGACGATGAATATATGATTAGTATGGCTGTGGCTGGGTTTGGTCTTGATAATCTTTCAGTAACAAAAGATAAAAACTTTTTGATTATTGAAGGCAAGAACACAATCAAGGAAGAAGAAACTGACATTAACTATCTACACAAGGGCATTAGCGCAAGAGATTTCCGTCGTGAATTCAAACTTGCTGACTTTGTAGAGATTGAAAATGCTCATTTAGAATTGGGAATTCTTAATGTTCACTTAAAACGTGAAATACCTGAAGAACAAAAGCCCAAGTCTATTGCTATTACCTATACTAAATAGTATAATAGCATCATGTGTGTAGTCGCGGTGACTACACACTTTTATAACTAACAATATAAACTACTATGTCTAAAACAGAAACAAAAATTAAAATCAAGCCTAATCTTGCATTATCCGAGCCTCCATTGTACAAAATCATTTATATCAATGATAATGTAACTAGCATGGAGTTTGTCGTAGGTAGTTTAATTGATTACTTTAATTACAACCAAGACACCGCACAATCTATTACACATAATATCCATGAAGAGGGTAGTGCAATTGTTGCTGTTTTGCCCTATGAAATTGCAGAGCAAAAGGGAATTGAGGTTACACTTGATGCACGTAGTCAAGGATTCCCATTACAAGTTAAAGTAGAAGCAGAAGCCTAAACTGTAACTTCTATTCGTTTAGCCCAATAGGGGTTTCTTTTGAAACTACTATTATTAATGTAGTTGATATCATTTATATTGGTATCAACTACTTTTTTATATGTGCCATATAACCAATGCGATACTTTACTTTCTGTATCTGCTAGTAGTGAAATACTTAAATTAAGTTGAGTATCTATTGTTGAGGGATGTTCTCCAAAGTATAAATCTATACTGGGAACTGAGTTAGAGACTACTACAATACGTTTAACATCTAAATGTTTTTGTAGTCGTTCAATTGTATTTTTGAGATATAATATATCCTCATTGCGATGAACCTCTATGATGCTAGCGGTTTCATCTTCATATACAGTATTGCCATACCAGCCATTGGCGCCAATTACTGCTATACCATCGATGACAACCACATGATGGTGCATCAATGCTAGGTTACGAATATTGCGACATGCTTTATGGATTTCTTCTGTTCTTTTTATAACATCACCTGTATTGTGATATTCTAGTGAGCCTAGAGTATAGAATATACCCTGATAGAATTTAGATAAATGCGATAAAGTTTGCTTAATCGTGCGTAAATCTTCACTAATATTTCCTGCTATTATACAGTATAAACTAGTTGCTTTTCCTTCCCAATCAAAACTATCATCGGGAGATAGATTTAGGTCACTAATTAAGTCAAACCCTATCGTGGTCATTTATTTTGCAATGCTAATTTTAGGCTTTTTAGGTGCAGCAGGTGCTTTCGCTTTTGCTGGCGCTTTTTCTGCTTTTGGCTTAGCAGGTGCTTTAGCAGCGGCAGGCTTTGCGGCCTTTGGCTTAGCAGGTGCTTTAGCTTTAGCAGGAGCCTTTTCAGCTACAACTGGAGCAGCTACAGGGGCAGGAGTAACTACAGCTGGTGCTGTAGTTGGTGCTTCTACTTTGTAGGATGCAGCAGGTGCTGCTGTCTCGGGTGTTGCTACCGGGGCTGGGGATTCAATCCCGAGTAGACTTTTTAGAAATTTGATCATAATTTTCTCCTTCATTGTATTTACTATCGGTTAAGAATTTTATATTTTTTTCTATAGATAAATACTAGACTATGCGTGAATTTATTAATATCATTGAACAACTAACTGAAAGCACTGGACTAGCCGGTCGTAAACCCGGTGACGTTTTTAAAAACGAAAACGGTGAGGAGGCAATATTTAATGATATTAAATTCTTCCCCGAAGGTGGAGGCAAATATTCACCCGAGGAACTGGATCAGGCTGTAGGTGAAATCGAACAACAAGTTCCGGGAATTATTTGGCAAAACAGTCGTTCTGGGCGTACAGGTGGATTTGCAATAATCTCATTTGGTAACTTTGTTATTGGACAATATCTACAAGAAGTTAAACCATCAAAAACGGATAACAAAGTATCAAATACATTTACAGTAGATGGTGCAACTTATAAGTTTGGTGGCAAGGCTGCTGCTAAAGCTGATGCAGGATTAAGTCCACAAGATTTGTTAACGGATAAACTTGATTTAACTATTCCAAAGATAATGAATCAACTTGCTAGCAGTTTGGGAACTGATAACTCATTATACGCTTTAGCACATAATATCGCAATGGGACAACCATTGCCCATAACATTTGATGCTCCAGAGGGAATTAGCTTTACTGCGTTCCGTGATTACTTCTGTGAAATATTACAACCAATAGCATTGCAAAAAGGTCAATACACTGGTAACGCAGGTGAGGCTGCAAATAAGTTTTTAGGTGGATCATTCCAAAAAACATTAATCAGTTTTGATGATAGCAAAACCGCAGGATTAAGCGATAGTGTTATGTCTACTACTGATGGACGTAGCGTACTAGTCAGCACTAAAGGTGGCAAGGGTGCTACTGCTAGCGCAAGTAATTTAATTGACCAAATTGATAAGATAGCAGAAACTCCTGATGGTGGAAAATTCTTAAACAAGCACAAAGAAGTAGTTGACTTATTACGTGAGATACAAGATGCAGGGCAAGCAGGTGCTCCATTAATGTTAGGTGTACGTTATGGCATCATTACTCCAGATGATGCTGATATGATTAAGGCATTTAAAAAGCTAAGTCCAGTTAGTTTAGACAATCTTGGTCAACTTGGACTTAGTAAGAATTTAATAAAATTAGCACAATCACGCAATACCGATGACCCAGACAATGTAAACTTATTTTATCACTTGACGGCGGCAGTAGCACATAAGGCAGCAGAAGAAGTTAATGACAAAACAAAATTTAGTTCCGCAGCGGCTGATATATTAAACAACGGTGCATTAGTGCAAATGTATACCAAAGCAAATGAGGGTAAAGGTAAATGGACCTTGCAAGAATTTAATACAGTTTATCCCGGGACAAGTATCAAAGGTGTTTATCTATCAGCAGGCAAAACATATTACAGCACTGGCATAAAGGGTAACTATACATTCAAAATTGACAAAGGTTTAGGCAAACCTAAAGATGATGAAGAAACAACTAGCGCACCTGCTACTAGAGTAAAACGTGAAAAGAATGCAGGTAAGGATGAGTTAGCAACATCAGCAAGAGATATTGTTAATCCTGTTAATAAGCCAAGAGAAACTGGCACTAGGACTAAACGTAAATAAGTAGGAGGTTATCGTGGCAGCTTGTAAATTTGACTGGTCATCAATAAATCGCTACGAATTAAACGATTACATTTGGTCGATGCATCCTAAAGTAATTAACAAAGAAATGACTATTGCAAATTTCCATAGACTAGTAGGAAATCACATAAAGAAACATGTCCCTATTAAATTAAAAAAATGGAGAGATAGTGATGTTGAAAACAATTGCACATGGGTCGGTGGTGCTTACTACAGTGATTTAGATAAACAAAAACAAAAATCAATTGAATTAGTACTTGTTTACAAGAGTAGAGAAAATTCAATTAAGATAACTCCACTTAATTTTCAAAGGTCATGTCGTACTATTACTCATACGATAATGCATGAAATAATTCATATGCGACAATATCGCCGCAGAAAATTTAAAGAATTACCCGATTATAATAGCACTGCTAAAAAAACAGAGCAACGAGAAGAACAATCTTATCTTGGATGTAGTGATGAGATTGATGCGTATGGATTCAATATAGCCTGTGAATTGTTATGGAAATTCAATAATGACACGGATAAAGTAATTTCATACCTCAATGAGGACCAAAGAGGTAAACGCAGAAAACATAACAGTTGGAGATTGTATTTAAAAGCATTCAATCACGACCACGAGCATCCAATCATAAAACGGGTAAAACAAAAGGTTGTACGATACTTACCAAATGCAATGTATGGTAAACCCTATCGCAATAAAGATTGGATAAATCATTAACCATAATAGTTGCAACTAGCTAAATTTTCTGTTATACTTACAATTTTAAGGAAGTATATGAGTTTAGTACCAATGGTTTTAGAACAAACAAGCAAAGGTGAGCGTAGTTATGATATCTACAGCCGCATGTTGCGTGACCGTGTGATTTTGCTTGAGGGCGAAGTACATGATCAAATGGCAAATCTAGTTGTTGCACAATTGCTTTACTTGGAAAGTGAAGGTGAGAAAGATATTAGTGTTTACATCAATAGTCCCGGTGGTAGTGTAACTGCTGGTATGGCTATCTATGATTGTATGCAATTTATTAAACCTGATGTTATGACTATTGTTATGGGTCAGGCTTGCTCAATGGGTAGTTTACTTGCTCAAGCAGGTGCTAAAGGCAAGCGTTATATGTTGCCAAATGCAAGGCACATGATTCATCAACCAAGTGGTGGCGCACGTGGTCAGGCAACTGATATGCTTATTCAAGTAGAAGAAATACTAGAAATGAAACGAAATCTTACAAATATCTATCTAAATCATAATAGCGCAGGAAAAACGTTTGAAGAATTGACAAAAGATATGGAACGTGATAACTATATGTCAGCCCAGCAAGCGGTTACGTATGGGTTAGCTGATTTTGTCTTAGCAAAGCGTCCATAAAAAGGTTGACAATAAATGGTTTTGGGCGTATAATACATGTATGCTTAAAAATGATACACTACAATGGGGCGGGGTCGTCTTTGTTATCGCAGGGCATTTGCTCAATGCGATGGGAAATATGGACCCTTACAATATAATTGCTTTTGCTTTTGGGACGATTTTCTTCCTAATTTGGGCGTTGCGTGTACGCAACAACCCCCAAATATTGGTGAATGTTGTCTCAATCGCCATTTGTGCTAGTGGCCTATTCAGGGCCATAACTTGACATTAAATGGTTTTGGGTATATAATATAGACTTAGACAGTTAATTAAAGGACATTGAAATGCGTACAAAAACAGTAATTGACGGCTTCAAAAATTCACAAAAATTCCGTGTGATTTTCAAAGGCGATGGCTCTGAAAACGACATTGGTATGTATATGACGGTCAAGCAAATGACCGAACAATTTGCTACAGTTAACGCCCGTGCTACTTGCTGGGACGCACTTTTGCAGTTGGCAAATATGCGTTATTTTGCTAAGGTTGACGGGAAACCAGTCCCCACCGGACTCGGAACTACGATTCGCGGCAAGCAAATTCAAGTGGACCTAGTGTAAAAAGGTTGACATTAAATGGATTTGGGTATATAATACAATCTTAGACAGTTAATTAAAGGACATAGAAAATGACAGATACAGAATTTGACACTAAATTTGACTACTACGAGACCGTTCGTGAGGAGTTGGGACTGAGTGCTATTTGGTCTATCTTTGAAGTAGAAAATCTTAGCGAACCCCATCCGTTCAAGGATGCAAAAATTGTTTCTTACAAGGTCTATCATGGTAAGGAATATCAGGTTCAAATCAATGGTTCAACATGGGCCGCATTGTATGTTGCGGCTAATGCTGTCATTCGTGATAGCCGTGACTATCATGTTTTCATTGAAGCCTTCACCCCGAATAGCAAAAACCCTGAAATCCTAGAGTTGCACACTGGTTCTTAATAGTTGACAATAAATGGTTTTGAGTATATAATAGAGTCTTAATCAGTTAATTACAGGAGTTTACAAATGGGTACACGTTCACGAATTGGTGTTATGCATGGTGACAAGCTGAAAAGCGTTTACTGTCATTGGGATGGTTATCT